TTAAAGAGTTATTTGCATTAGATGGTAAGGTAGCTAACTTTTCAGAGAATGATACTGAACGAAGAAATACTATCGCTCAGTTATTAGGAGATTGGGGATTGGTTGCTATATTAAATAAAGAGATTGCAGAAAAGAAAGCACCTCTATCACAGATTAAAGTTTTATCATTTAAAGAAAAAGGTGAATGGGACTTACAAGCAAAGTATAACATAGGTAAAAAAGTAGAAGATGAGAGCACCGAAGTTTAAAGAATTTATATCTGAAGCCAAAAGTAATAATAAGTACAAAGTGCTTGTTGTTTCTGCTGAACCAGAATCTGCTAATCAAAAACTATTTCGTACTGCTAGAAGAATTGTGGAAGAATGTGAAAAGGCAGGTCATAAAGTTTATGTAGTGAAAGTTGAAGGCGCTTTTATTGATTACAATGATGGTATATATAAAATATTTAACGAAGGTGATGAAAAAGGATTTGAAATAAATCGTTCAGACACCATAGCAATTGTTCGTGGCTCGGTTAGATTGAAAAAAAGTTATTTGGATTTAGTATCTAGACTTGAGAAAACTGGTATCTGTATGGTTAATAGTAGAGATACAATAGAAATATCATCTGATAAGTATAGGTCTTATGTTAAGTTAATGGACTTTGGATTAACACAACCTAAAACAGCACTTATACCTAATGAAGATAACTGGAGAAAAGCATTTGAAAGTTTAGAAACAACCTATCCTATTATTATGAAAACACTAGAAGGCTCAAAGGGCGTTGGTGTTTTGTTTATAGAATCTGAAAGACAAATAGAATCCTTAATACAATTACTTTATAGTCAAAACGAAGATATAGATTTATTAATTCAAGAATATATTAAAACTGATGGAGATATTAGAGTTATAGTTTTGGGTGGTAAGATTATTGCTTCTATGAAAAGGGCAGTTGTTGAAGGTGACTTTAGGTCTAATGTTTCTCAAGGCGCTGAAGTTAAAGAGTATGAATTATCAGAATTAGAAATTGAACAATGTCTATTAACCTCAAAAGCAATTGACGGCTCTTGGACTGCTGTAGATTTTATTCCTTCAAAGAATCCAAAAAAAGATCCACCTTACATATTAGAAGTAAATCATTCACCAGGTACTGAGGGTATTGAAAAAGCAACAAAAAAAAATATTGTTAAGTTGATTGTTGAGCATTTTTCTAATAAACAAAATAGGTATTCTACTCCAACTCAATGCGGATATTTAGAAACTGTATCAATCAAACCGTGGGGTGATATGGTAGCAAAATTTGACACAGGTAATTCTGTATATTCAGTTATTCATGGAGAAGATATAAAAATTTCAGGCGATAAAGTTTCATTTACTCTAATGGGTAAAAGAAAAACTTTTCCATTAGAAAAAACCTATAATGTTAAAGTAGGTTCAATTAGAAGGCATAACGAAGAGCGACCAGTTATAAAACTTGATATAGAGTTTGCTGGTAGTTTATATAGAGAAGAATTATTTGGCATTGATGATAGAACAGAAATGGGCACAGAGGTTCTTTTAACAAGGAGAATAATGTCTGATATGAATGTGCTGGTAAACCCAGCAAGAAAATATGTGGTTACAACAAAATATAGTTTAGACTAGACGCTTTACAAACTAACTAAAATGTGTTATAATATAATATGAAAAGGAGTGAACATGGCAAGAAATCATCAGACAGAAAACCCACTATTTAAAGCATTAATCAAACAATATGAATCAGATATTGCAAGTGCATATGCTACACTAACAATTTATTTTGATAGCGCTGTAGGTATAGGAGAACATCCTCAACACCTAGAAGAAATGGATAAACTAGTTGATAAAATAGCATCAGCAGAAGATAAACTAAAATCATTAAACAAACATTTTAATAATACACAAATATAATTAATGAAATTCTATACTAGCGTTCTACCGTATCACGGCAAACTATTAGTGCGAGGTATTGATAAAGATGGTAGTCATAAGAAATTTAGAGTTTCTTATGAGCCTTCTCTATTTACTCCAACACAAAAAGAATCAAAGTATAAAACTTTAGATGGTCGTAATGTTGAAAAGCGTAAGTTTAATAGTATATCTCATGCTAAAAAATGGATTGAAGAATATAAAGATGTAAGTAATTTTGAATATTTTGGTAATACAAGATATCAATATCCATTTATTGCAGAGGTATTTCCTGGTAAGATTAACTGGGATATAAAACAAATAAAAATACTAACTATTGATATTGAGTGTGAAAGTGCAAACGGTTTTCCTGATCCAGGTAAAGCAGAAGAGCCTTTAATTTGTATTACAGTAAAAGACCATGCAAGAAAAAACATAAAAGTATTTGGCATAGGTAATTTTGTAAATGACCGTGATGATGTAGAGTATGTAAAATGTTCAAGTGAAATAGATTTAGTACATCGCTTTACAGAATTTTGGTGTAAGTATCAACCTGATATTATCACTGGTTGGAATGTAAAGTTTTTTGATATACCTTACCTAATGAATCGTTTTACTCATCTTATGGGTAAAGAATATCTTTCACAATTTAGTCCTTGGGCTGTTGTAAGTGAAGGTAGTACTAGAGTTACAGCTAAAGGTTATAATCAAGAGCAAAAGTATTGGGACATCATGGGTGTTTCTATTTTAGATTATCTTGACCTATATCGTAAACATACATTTGTTAGACGAGAAAGTTACAAACTAGATTATATTGGTGAAGTAGAACTAGGTGAAAACAAACTAGATAATCCCTATGATACTTTTCAAGAGTTTTATTCTAAAGACCATCAGTTATTTGTTGAGTATAATATTCAAGATGTTGAACTAGTTGATAAGCTAGAAGATAAAATGAAGTTGATTGCTTTACATCTAACAATGGCTTACGAAGCAAAAGCAAACTATCAAGACGCCTTTGGTCAAGTTGGAATCTGGGATACTATTATATACAATCATTTAAGAGATAATAATATTGTTCCTCCTGCCGTTAAAGAATCTAAAAAGTCTGATGGTTATGAAGGCGCCTATGTAAAAGATCCAGTTACAGGCCAACACCCTTGGATTTGTAGTTTTGATTTAAACAGTTTGTATCCACATTTGATTATGCAGTACAACATATCTCCTGAAACGATGGTTGATTTTGACCCTAATAAAGTAAGCGTTGAAGATATGTTAAATGAAAAATCTGATTTATCTGATTTAGATGGTCGTACTATAACACCAAACGGTGCTCAGTTTAGAACAGACAAACGAGGTTTTCTTCCTGAAATAATGGATAAACTATATCAAGAACGAGTAATATATAAAAACAAAATGTTAAAAGCAAAATCTTTATATCAACAGACTGGCGACAAGAAATACGAAAATGAAATTGCAACAAATCATAATATTCAGTTGGCAAGAAAGATTGCATTGAATAGTGCTTACGGTGCTATTGGCAATCAATACTTTAGATACTTTGATGTAAGACACGCTGAAGGTATCACAAAGGCAGGTCAATTAACTATTCGATGGATTGAAAGAGATGTCAATAAGTTTTTAAACAATCTATTAAAAACAAAAGATGAAGTTTATGTTGTTGCTTCTGATACTGATTCAATTTATATTACACTTGGGGCTGTTGTTGATAAAATATTTAAAGATAAATCTGATACAAGAAAGATTGTGAAAGTCATGGATAAATTCTGTGAAGAAACATTACAACCCGCCATTGATAAGAGTTTTGATAAACTTGCTAAATATGTAAATGCATATGAACAAAAAATGATTATGAAAAGAGAAGTTATAGCAAACAAAGGTATATGGACTGCTAAGAAAAGATATATTCTAAATGTATATAACGAAGAAGGTGTTGATTTAAAAGAACCTAAACTCAAAATCATGGGCATTGAAGCTGTTAAATCATCTACACCTGCTCCTTGTAGAGTTAAAATCAAAGAGGCATTAAAAGTTATTATGAATAAAGATGAGGCTACCTTAATACAATTTATAGAAGATTTTAGAAAACATTTTAAAACATTACCACCAGAAGAAATTGCTTATCCTCGTTCATGTAATAATCTTCAAAAGTATTCTTCAACAAAAGATATATACTTAAAAGGTTGCCCAATTCATGTAAGAGGTGCTTTACTTTATAACCATGAATTAAAAAAAAGAAAACTAAAAAAGTATCAAGAGATACAAGAAGGCGATAAGGTTAAATTTATTAAATTAAAACAACCAAATACTTTACATCAAGATGTAATAGCTTTTATTGGTGTATTACCAAAAGAGTTTGACTTACACAAATATATTGATTATGATAATCAGTTTGATAAGTCATTTTTAGAACCATTAAGACTTATTGTTGATGCAATCGATTGGAGTTTTGAAAAGCAATCTACATTAGATTCATTTTTTTAAGATAGTATGGTAAAAAGCACTTTAAATATACAATCAGTAACAGCAACTAAAGCTGCAAATACTATTATTAATTTTTTTAGTAGTATTAACCGAATAGATGATTACTTTCGGTTAAGAAAGATTGAAAGAATTAAGAACTTACCGGCGTCTATTCCTGGTTTTGATTTAGAAGATGAGATATTTCAAAATTATGAAATGTCACCTGATGATATGGACATTGATGTTACACAAACCGATAACAAAACATTTGATACATTACTTGAAAAGACTGCTAGTTTTAGTCCAGACCAAGCACCAGGTAAAGAACTTAAATTAGTTGTAAAAGAAAAGAATACAAGTACAATATTAGGTTTTATTAAATTAGGATCACCTCTCATTAATTCTAAACCAAGAAACAACTATCTTGGTGATGTGCCAGATTTACCTATCTTTAATAAAAGAGCGATAATGGGCTTCAACATAGTACCAGTACAACCATTTGGATATAATTATCTTGGGGGTAAGTTATTGGCGTTGATATGTTGTTCTCATAAAGTTAGAGAGATGTTGAACAACAAGTATAATACAGAATTTTGTTTGTTTGAAACTACAAGTTTATATGGCAATATCAAAGGCACATCAATGTATGATGGATTAAAACCATTTTTAAGATATAAAGGTGATACAATATCTAAGTTTGTACCAACACTTGGCGAAGAAGCTTATTTTGAGTGTAAAAAAATTATTGAAGATGATGTACAAGATGATATAATACATAAAGGTGCTTCAAGTCGTAAGATGAAGATTACAACAAAAATGATTTCATTAATTAAAACTTCATTAA